AGCCATACCATCTTGTATAGGCTTAAAGAAAAACGGATAATTAATACTTATAGGTACTATCTTATCCGTAAACATTTTCTTAGCGTCACCACCACTTTTTGACAATACCCCAAATCTACTATCACTTGCTAAAGTGGCTAAGTTAACGGTTTCAGCCGAACTCATGAAAGAAAATCCAGAACGTCTATTCTTAAGATAGCACATTCCGTAACATCTTTGATCAGCTTTACACGCCTCCCAAAATATAAAAAATAATCTATTTGCCTCTCTAAAGTCTGGAGCGCCTACATCAATCTTGCTCCATTGCAAATACATATAATAACTACCAGGTGTATAAGTTGGTACACCATTATTCATAAACCAGAAACCGTTATCTCTTCTATTAAACTCTTGGTCGATATAAGCATAATGAGTTTCTTTAAACTCTTTAGGATAATCATCCCAATCAAACCTAGTTTTTATTTTAGAAAAAGCTTTTGGTATATCAAACCTCTCCCACTTCTGTTCACTCTTTTTCTTAGAGCAACTGAACACTTCTTTAGGTACTTTAGGTAAAGCTATCTTTAAGCCTTGTATCTCTAGTATTTCACCTATCTGTCCAGATTTAGATATAACTACTACATCACTCTCCTTATTGTAACCATACTTCCATTTCTTACCTTTATTAATTCTATTAATAGTGGTTAGTTTAATTGGTTGTATTACTTTATATAGTGACTGTTCGTACATTACTTACTTCTTCCTTCAGCAAATCCTTGAAACTTAGGTTTACTTTCTTTAGGTTTTTCTAAATCGTTTATTATCCTCTCCTCTTCTTCTATCCTAGTTAGAATTTCAAAAGCATCGAATATAGCTAACTTCTTTGTAGCCGCAGCGTTCTTAAGTCTATCAGCAGATATATCATCGTCGGAATCTACAATAGGTTCTTTAGCTACTTTAATTAACTCTTCTACAGCTTTCCGCCCAGCTTGGATTATATTCTTCTTCGTTTCCTTTATATTCATATTCAATTGTAATAAAACTATTCATAACTCTATACAATCTTTCACCATCTATAATAAACTCATACTCACTACTAGGTCTAAAGCCTACTAGTTGTGTAGGTAGAAAAGCCCCGTCAGAATATTTAACTATTCCGACTAAAGGTTTTTCTGGAGTAAGATCATAATTGTTTTGTGATTTTATAGGTTTAACGAATGTAAACCCAGGCATAGCATTCCACTTACCATCTCTTTTGTACATAAACATTTGGTCTTCAGAGATTAAGTATTCATTTTCATTAAGAAAACTTCTACTATTTTTCTCGCGACCTTTAACGTCGTGCCATCTCCTAAATACATTATGATGAAGTATAACTATATCTCCTTCTTTCAATCCCTTAGGATTATGCATAGGTGTTGATATAATAGTAGCTTCCCTATTAACGTATTGGTGGTTAAATATTTCAGTGTTTAGAATCAACTCTCTATCTTCTACCTTCACTGAGTTATTATATCTATCACCCAAAGGTTTAACTACAAACTCAAATATAGGTTTCATTAGTAGTTGAGATCATATTCAACTGAGATCGCCATATTCTTATTGAAATCCTTCCAAGGGATAACAACATCTTTCTTCCTAATATAGATAGAGTACTTCTGCTCTTCTTCTAGTATATCACATATTGTATGACCACCATAGACATCTTGACCTACTGAATAATGCATAGCATCGTTCTTATAGTCTTTACCTATAGTGATCTTTCTAATTACGTGGCTCTCCATCCTTAGGATAGTTTATAGTACCATCGTTTATATTAACATCAGCCGTACCGTAGTTCTTCTCTAACTCAGCTTGTATTAAAGCCGCTTCATCTCTTACCATAGCTAACTTATGTAGGTATGTATGCTTTTGAGCTTCTAATCTACCAACTTCTGATTGTAGTGAGTTTATATTAGATACTACTTCGTTTAACTTCTTCAACTCTTCTTCAGTTACCTTCTCTGCTTTTGGTTTTAAATCAACCACTTTTTCTTTTGTTGCCATAATTTAATTTAATTTACTTTTTTGTTTTTTCTAGTGATCGACCTCCGAAGTAAGCACCAATCACTGTTATTAATACTAGTTGTAATAAGTCAGTCCACTTCTGCTCCACAGTAAAAGCTATAGCACCAGCATCAATAAATATCATTAATACTGTTGATACAACTAGAAATATAAGAACTAGTGGTCTAACATTCTTCGATAACCAAGAGTCAGACTTCATGTCAGCCTCCCACCTATTGGTCACTTGCTTTTGCATTTCCAGTTCGTGACTAGAAATTAATTCTTTAATCTTCTGCTCAGCAGCTAACTTCTCTTCTTTAGATGTGGTAAGGTTATCTATAACTCCACCAACATCCTTAATAAGTTTACCAGCTCCAGAAGATAATACTTTTTGTAATAAACCCATTATCTATCTTTATCTTTAATCATATCATCTATAGCTTTATTCATAACTTTATCTGTATATGATTTATTCTTATAATAAGGATTTTTTATAGAAACTGGTATATCCTCTTCTCCCAGTAATATTCTATATATTCTATTAATCATATGATTACACTTAAACGATGTTTTGTAAATAGCATACTTCATTGTAGTACGGTTTCTTTCTCTCCAAACATCTATCCAACCTTCTCTTCTTAATCGCTCCCATCTATGTTTATCCCATGAATATGAATATACTCCATTTATAAACTCTTCTCTGGTGAATCTATCTAAACAATTTAAGTATATCAGTAATTCTAGATCAGCATCTTTTATATTATTAGCTCTACATATCCACTTACGTACTATTCTATAATACTTAAATAACTGTATTTGTTTTATATCGTCAGCTGTTATCCTCATCTACTAACACTACATCTCTTAAACGAATAACTCTATACATGGTATCTTCGTAAGCTATATCATGACCTGCATGAGCATCATACATTACTAAGGTGTTTTCTTTAATTATACTAGCTAGATCACCAACTGATATAACCCTAGCTTTCTTGTATCTATTATCAACATCTGTATCATCTGTAAGTAGAAGACCACCTGATGTAGTCTTCTGCTCTTTTATTTTATCTATAACTATATAATCATTAACTGCTTTCATTTATACGTATATTTGAGATTACACAATCAGCTGACATGATAGTAAGCGCTACAGACACAGCGTTCTTCAATGCTGTCTTAGTTACTAATACTGGATCAACGATACCTTCTTTAACCATATCAACAGGGAAACCTGTTACAACATTTATACCGTGACCCACGTCTTGAGTATTTTGAAACTTATCATATCCAGCGTTTGATAATATAGTTTCATATGGTGCTTTACATGCTGAAAGCAGTACCTCGCCGGCTTGCCCGGTTAAAATTTTTTCAGCAGCATTTAATAATGCAACACCACCACCAGGTACTATCCCCTCTTGCAACGCTGCTTTAGTAGCATATATAGCATCTTCAACTCTATCTTTCTTCTCTTTAAGTTCAACCTTAGAATCAGCTCCAACTTTAATAACACCGACACTACCAGATAATGTAGCTAATCTTTGCTCCAACTTCTTTTTAATAAATCCGTTTTTCTCTTCTGATATTTTATTTTTAACCTCTACTATTCTTTCTAGCACAGTATTAGTTGTACCATCCATAGTTATAGTTGTATTCTTGTCGTTGGTAATAGCGAACTCAACCTCACCTAAAGCATCTGGAGTTATAAGATCTAAGTCGTCACCTAATTCCTCATTAATAACAGTCGAACCAGTTAATATAGCTAAATCCTCTAAAGCTTCCCTACGAGTAGGACCAAAACCTGGAGTATCAACTATGTTTACTTTAATGTTACCTTTAACTTTATTCATTAACAACGCAGACTTAACTTGCTGTGCTACTGGTGCTACTATGAGTAACGCTCTATTCTGCTTAATAACATATTCAAGTACTCCTTGTATCTTTCTAATATTAGGTATTTCAGAAGATACTGTAAGCACGTATGGATTATCTAACTCGCATATTTGTTTTTCTACGTTAGTAACAAAATGTGGAGACGTAAGACCACAATCTATCTGTGCGCCATCCACTACTTCTACGTAAGTATCTTCAGTTGGGCTTTCCTCCATTAAAACAACACCGTGTTTACCTACTTCCTCGTAAGCCTCTGCGATAATAGCACCTAATTCCTTGTCATTATTACAAGATATAGCTGCAACAGAGTTTAACATATCATCTTTAACTTCAATTGAAGAAGAATCCAAGTACTCAACCACCTCTTCAAGGCATTGACCAACTCCATCTTTAATTTCTCTGATTGTCT